ACCCGGTAGGAGAGACAGCAAGTAACTTCGGTGATGCTTGGGTTGCTACCCGGATATATGCCGCTAACGCTGTCGTACTGGGCTCTGATAACGTCTACTATCGATCTCTTGTTAACGCTAACCAGAACAACAATCCTACATCTACTTCAGGATTCTGGACTTTATTGTACTCAGTAGAGTGGAGCGCAGGTATTACCTATAGCATAGGCAGTGTAGTGACCTATGACACTCTGCAATATCAGTCTTTGCAAAATAACAACACTAATCAAAATCCATCGACTCAGACAGCTTATTGGGCATCTTTGGCGTTTGCATGGTTATCTACTCGGACCTACGCTATCCATGAGAATGTCGTGGGTACAGACGGTATACTTTATACCTCTTTGCAGAACTCCAATACAGGCAATGTACCTGCAAGTTCAGGTAGTTACTGGGTCGGAACGTCAGCGGCTGCGGCTGCATCGGCTAGTGCTGCGGCTACCTCTGCCACGGCCTCTGCTACCTCAGCCACTGCTGCTGGAACCTCAGCCACCGCTGCGGCCACTTCAGCTACGGCCTCTGCAACATCGGCTACAGCCTCTGGAAACAGTGCTACCGCCGCTGCTGGATCGGCTACTACGGCCACAACGAAGGCATCAGAGGCGGCTACTAGTGCGACGGCTGCTGAGACTGCAAAAACTGCTGCTGAGACTGCAAAAACTGCCGCTGAAACTGCCGAAACCAACGCTGAGACTGCTGAGACAAACGCTGAGACCGCAGAAACTAATGCTGCGTCCTCGGCTACTGCTGCCGCCTCTTCTGCCTCTGGGGCATCAGGGTCGGCTACTGCCGCTGCTTCTTCAGCCACCGCTGCTGCCTCATCTGCCACTGCTGCCGCATCTAGCCAGACTGCCGCCGCCTCTAGCGCAACTGGTGCCGCTGGCTCTGCCACCACAGCTACAACCAAGGCCGGAGAAGCTGCAACGTCGGCCACAAACGCAGCTACATCTGCCACTGCCTCAGCCTCATCAGCCACGGCAGCAGCAGGGTCGGCTACAAGTGCTGCTAGTACCTTAGATACCTTTACCGATCAATATCAGGGAGCTCAATCTAGCGATCCAGCTACTGATCCAGACGGGGACGCGCAGGTTGCAGGCAACCTTGTATTTAACACAACATCTAACCAGATGAGGGTGTATACAGGTTCAGCATGGACTGCCGTTGCTCCCTCAGCGACTTCGGTTACTTTAAGCCAAATAAGTGACTTAAATGCAAACTTAGATGCTTTCCTCGCTACACCATCCTCTGCTAATTTAATTACGGCAGTCACAGATGAAACAGGCACAGGCACATTAGTTTTTAACACAAGTCCTTCGCTCACAACGCCTAAAATCACAACAGCTTTACAAGATAGTTCTGGTAACGCAGTGATTCCTTTTGATTCTAATCAGTTTTTTAGTGGAACATTTTCTGATAAAGTTACTGCATTGGGTAACACAGGGTCCGCTAAAACCATAGACTTAAATGATGGAAATTTATTCACTGCCACGCTTAACGATAATGCCACACTTACTTTAGCTACTCCTAACGCAGTAAGCAATAGGGGCAGTTCTTTTACGCTAGTATTAACAAATGATTCAACTGCTGGTAGAACATTGGCTTTAGCTGGAGGTGCATTTAGATACGCTGGTGGGTCAATAAGCAGAACGACCGCTGCAAATGCAACAGATATATGGTTCTTTTTTACACCAGATGGTGGGACAACTTACTATGTAAGTATACCTATGAAAAATCTTTCTTAAATAGGAGAAAAACAAATGGCTCTTTCAGCAGAAATGCAAGCAGTGGTTGATCAACAAAACGCGATTGAAAATAACCGCTCTGTTAATCAAGCTTCACAAGAAGCAAAACGAGCAAAACTAGATACTTTGCGTATGGCTAAAGAAATATTAGTTGAGAATCGTCGGACTCAAGCAGCGTCTGATGCTACCGATATTACTTCATCCGCAGTAACTACTTTAGCTGGGGAACTAAATACATTTGTAAATAGTTAATGGAAGCATACGCCTATTTTTCATCGCCCATATATCGTGAAGAGCGATTACAGTGGGTAGACGAAACGCTAAAGCATACCCATAAATACTATGAGCAAATGGAATCTTCGGTAGTTAAGCAAACCGGACACATGGGGAATGACCCTGACCTTGGATATTTGACCTCTTACTTCCGGGATAAAGGGGTAAGTATATTAAAGGATCAAGGTTATTTAACAGATGAGTATGAGTTTTATGTCTCTGGAATGTGGGGTCAGGAGTTTGCGTGTACAGGCAGTAATATTATGCACGTTCACAGTGATAGCCAGATTTCTGGGTTTTATTTTTTAGAAGTTTCTGAAGGAGGTTCCTATCCTATATTTGATGATCCTCGCTCTGGTAAGAAAATGTCAGAATTATTTTCGGAACAGAAAGAGGAAGTAAACATGGCAACTCAGCAGATACATTTTAACAATGTACAGTCTGGCACCATGATGTTGTTTAACTCTTGGCTACCACACATGATTACAGCTAATCAATCTGAAACCCCGACAAAGTTTATTCATTTTATTTTGTCGCAACGGAAAAGGTTTATTTAATGCAACATTTGCTAACGCCTTATTCGACAAAACTAGAAACTCATGCGTGGTGGGAAGGTGCGTTTACTGAACAAGAATTAAATATTCTACAAGAGATGGCTAAAGACGCTACTACAGAAGCACAAGTAGGTGGGGCCGAAGTAAATAGTAACATAAGAAAATCTGAAGTCACTTGGCTTAGTAATAAAAAGAAGACACGATGGGTTTTTGAAAAATTAAGTCATGTTATTTCTTCCTTAAATGCTCATTATTATCAATTTGATTTAACTGGATTCGGAGAAAAAATACAATTAACAAATTATAAAGAATCAAATGAAGGATTCTATGGATGGCATCAAGACTTTGGTAGAGAAGGAGGGGCGCGTAAATTAAGTGTTGCTTTACAACTGACCGATCCTTCAGAGTACGAAGGAGGAAACTTACAGATACTAACTGGACCTGATCCTTTAACAATGAAAAAACAACGAGGCTTAATTGTTGTTTTTCCTTCTTGGACAGTGCATCAAGTCACACCAGTAACAAAAGGATCAAGACAATCTTTAGTAACTTGGATAACAGGGCCATCATTTAAATGAATTTTACTGAAAAAGATTTTATAGGTATTTTTGAAAATGCGCTTCCAGACGGATATTGCAAACATTTAATTAAAGAGTTTGAAATAAATCAAAAATTAGGTTTGTCTGAAACTAGAATTGAAAGCGAAGATGCAGTAGCACACAAAAAAAATGATAATCAAATGTATTGCAATGGAAGAAATTTACGTTTTAACGATTTTGAAAATAAAGATACCTACAGTATGTTTTTTGATGGGTTGCAAGAATGTTTTAACCTGTATGCAGATAAATTTTCAATTATAAGAAACACTAGAATGAGTGCTAGAGATTTAAAACTTCAAAAAACAGAAAGTGGAGGCGGTTATCATGTTTGGCACAACGAACAAGGAAACGGGGTCCATAGCAGTCGGTCATTAGTTTTTATGCTTTATTTAAATACTTTGCCTGATGATGCTTGTGGAGAGACTGAATTTTTATATCAACAGCGCAGAATTAAACCTGTAGAAAATACTATGGTAATTTGGCCTGCTGCATTTACTCATGCACATAGAGGCAATGTAGTGTATGGAGATAACATAAAATATATAGCAACTGGATGGTTTTACAACGAGTAAAATATTATGCCGATAGGAACTAGCAAAATAGGAGTTATGGGTGGCGGTCTTGCTCCCGGAGGAACAGAAACATTCAACTCTTCAGGGACTTTTACAGCCCCTGCCGGTATTACAAGCGTGAACGTAACTGGAAACGGTGCTGCCGGTAATGCAGGTAATACCAGTGCTGGAGGACAGGGGTTTGGTGCTGGCGGTAATGGTGGTAATGGAGCAAATATAACAGGAATTCCGGGACCATCACAACCGGCAGGGAATGGTGGTGCTGGCGTACCTGCAAACAGTGGATTAAATCCCGGAAATTCAGGTAATGCTGGTGCTGCCTCTACAGGTTTTGGTTTAACTTTTCCGGGAGGCTCTGGAGGGCCCGGTGGTACGGCTGGTACTAACGGCACTGCTGGGAATAACGGAAGCACAGCCCCTGATACAAGTATGGATTCCGGGCCTCAACCTGCGAATCCAAACAGTGCTGGCACTGGAAGATTCGATGGTGGAATAGGTTTCCGAGGTAGTGCCTCCTCAAATTTTTGTAAGTGCATAGGTATGCTTATATATGCAGAAGCTGGAGCAGGTGGTGGTGGTGGAGGTACAAATGCTGACGGAGGTGACGCAAACGGTAGCACTCAATCGGCTGCTGGTGCTGGTGGTTCTGCTGATGGTGGTCCGGGAGGTCAAGGAGCGCAAATTCAAAGACACGCTGGCGTAGTTGTTTCTTTTAGAGGTGGTTCACCGGGATCAGCTGCTGGTGGAAATTCTGGCGGTGGCGGTGGCGGCGGCGGTGGTGGTGTTACAATTTGTGTTGGTCAGGGAGGTGCTGGTGGTGCTGGTGGTGGTGGCGGTCAAGGATGTTTTGGAAACCCTTGTAGTGCTGGTAGTCCCGGTGCAGCATCAAATCCCACAACTCAAAATTGTGTCTCAGTAGTTGCTGGTACTGGTTATCCTCTAGGTGTTAATGGTCAAGTTGTTGTTTCATGGTGTCCTCAATGAATAAAAAAGAATACGAAAAAAAACTTGAAGAAAAAAACAGAAAAGAACAACTTGAATCAATGGATGCGAATGCAACAAGAGCGCAAGCAATTAGCATTGGAAGTTCGGGAAGTGGTACAACAGAGATAACTATGCGTGGAAGAAATGGGGTTTTTTTGTGGAACGTGTTTCAACCAGTTCAGGTCATAGAACTTATCCATCAAATGTCAGCAAGTATTGGATGTCATATTCATATTCAGCCAAGAGAAGATTTTGCAAGCTGGAGAGATTGGCCCAAGTTAGGAGAAGCAGACAAGTTACATTTGAATGGACATCCACCTTTTGCTAGTTATCTTCCTACTGCACCCGATACTGGTCAAATGAAAAAAGAACCTGTTGGTATTGATCCTAGACTTACAGAGGAAAAATCATGTGGCAGTTAAGAAAATTATCAACAAATGAGCCACTAAACGAAGCAGGTGATTTGCCTAAAAACTGGCACTCTATTTTTGGGTTGCATGGATTTATTGATAAAATTGGTGACTTGTCTTGGTTGGGTGCAGACTATAAAGACATGGGCTGGATTGAGCTTTCAGCGGAAGAAGAAAAACAAGTTAATGTTAGTAAAAATTTAAATAGAATTAATGAAGAAAAAAACAGAGCTTTACTGGTCATGGAAAAAAAAGGCTTAACAGTAAATGATTTATTTCTTTGGCAAGATTATGTTTTGGCTTTAGATGAAGCAAAACTTCAACCTGACCTTGACACAAATTTAAAAATGCCTATATGCCCAAATACAGAATAAGATTTAATAAATCAAAAGGTCACGTAGGTAGAGGTTCTACTGAACATGCATGGAGAGTTTTACAAGGAAACACTGAATGGTTAGCAAGACACGTTGTTATTCAAGTTCCTTCTAGGACAGAACAAGAAGGTCCAGATTGGAATATAGTTTGTGAAGGCAAACTTTTATTTTTTACTGACACAGATACAGTGGTAATTAAATGATAATTTCATACTCAAACAATTTTGTATTTATCCGAACTCCTAGAGCAGCCGGTACTTCTATGGCGTTTTATTTGTTTAAGTCTGGGCTAATAGACCCAAAAACGGATATTTATAAGGTTGAAGGCTCGTTCTCTACTTGGGAAAACTTCGATCAATTTATATCAACTGACGGACTAAAGTTTGCAAATCTACCGAAAGAGTTAAAAAGTTTAGAAAGCATGGCTGCTGTTCGTAGGACGTTTGACGATCTAAGGGCAAAGAGTGCTATTCAAGCCGATATGCCCTGTATAGCTACAATAAGAAATCCTATTGAGAGAATGGCATCTGGCTATGCTTATATCTGTAAGGACGTTGAAACGCATATTGCAAATAATAACGGAGTAGCAACTTCTGCGGTGCAATGGATATTAGATAATGTTACTCCTAATGTAAATATGTACTGGGACACTGCGGTGAAGCACTATAACGGCGCGGAACCTGTTCATAAATGGTACTTGCAGTCTCATTACTTCCCTGAACATACGGAAGTATTTAACACTGAAAACTTGCATCAACACGCAAGCAAATTTATTAGTGAGAAAGGTGGTGTGGTATCTGAGCCAATAGAGCTTCGTAGAAACACAGATATATTTACTCCCGATCAAACTGAAGCAGTCTTTGCAGATTTAACAGCGGATAGACGGCAAGCAATGACTGATCTTTTTTCTAAAGATTTTGAGCTTTGGGAAAAGGCGTATGCGGTATATAACTAATGATAGCAGAGATAACTATACTTCTCGCTTCGGCTGAGAAAGCTTTTGGATTGGTTGAGAAGGCTCTCAAACACAAGAAAACAATATCAAGTGCAATGTCTGAGCTCGATGCGTTTTACAGTGTTAAAGACAAAATCGATAAACAGACTGATGAAGTAAAGCTAAAAGGCGGTGACAAGTATAGCGATTTATCCCTAGACTCCTACGCAATGAAGGTGTACAGGGCTCAAGAAGCTACGGCAGAATATGAAAAGCGTATTAAGAAGATGTTTTCTGATGCCGGAAAAACTTCTGCTTACTACAAGATGATCAATATCCGGGAATCTGAAAAGCAGCGTAGATTAGATAAAGCTAAACGCGAAAGAGCCGAAAGGATAAGAAAAGAGAAGAAAGCGAAAGAGATTAGAGAAATATCTTTTGCTTTGATTCTGCTTGCTCTAGTTCTTGGTGCCGGTGGATGGTTCATCGGCTTGGTTATGTCAATTCTATAGGATCACCTAATGAAGCTATCTGATTACGCTAAAACAGAGCGTCAGCGTGAGGTTGTGGAAGCATGGGAGAGGCATAACAGAAATGCAACTCAAGCTGCTTCAACACTTCAGATCACGCCAGCGACTGTACGCAACTTCATTCATGCGGTTAAGGCATTTGCAGCATCTCAAGGTTATTCAGAGGCGTGGGATGCTACTGGTTTGGTCCCGGAGGGAGAGATAGTAATTGGCAGGTCTGTCTACAGCACTGACGATCTTGGTAATAAGACATGGCTAAAGACCAAGAGGCCGTGGAGCAAAGAAGATCAAAAGGAAGCGTTAGAGGGTTTTGTAGAGGGTCTGGCTAAGTCAATTCCGGTTGTTACACCAACAAAGCCAAAGAAGGGCTCAAAATGGGATCAAAATTTGCTGCCTACGATAGTAATAGGAGATGCTCACTTTGGCATGAGGGCTGATGCTAGGGAAACTAAAGGTCGTGATTATGACACCAAAATAGCCAAAAACGAGATGCTAGTGGCTATTGATCATTTAGTTGATCTAGCCCCTGCCAGCGAAAAAGCGTTGCTGGTCAATGTAGGAGATTTTGTACACGCTAACTCCTCAGCCGGGACCACGTTTAAAGGCACCAAGCTAGATGTAGACACACGTATTGAGGTGGTCTTAGAGACTGCGGCACAAGCATTTAAGTTTGCTATATCCCGGATGCTCGAAAAGCATAAAAATGTTATTGTAATTATGGCCCGTGGAAACCATGACAATGACACGGCAATAGCCCTAGCTTTAATACTCAAATTCTATTACGAAAAGGAAAAAAGGGTTACAATAATGGAACCTCATGGGTTTTTTCATACCCTAACATTTGGAAAGAATTTACTGGCAGTTCATCATGGCGATAAGGTTCGATCTCAGAAACTAGCGTCAATCATGCCAAGAATGCTCCCGGAGCAATGGTCGAGCACAGTTTATAGGAAGTGGATATTGGGACACGTACATCATCAGAGCGTCATAGAGACCGATAACGGGGTTATATGTGAGACCTTCTCTACCTTAGCTCCTCCGGACTCATGGCACGCAGGAGCCGGATATGGGGCCGCTAGTGTGATGCACCAGATAGTTTTCCACCGGGAGGGAGGCGAGGCTATACGCCATGTCTATCAGATCCGGGATGACGAAAAACAGCCAGATTTAGCCATATAGGTGTAGTTATGGAAGATCGTTTAACTAGAGTTGAGAAAAAGATAGATACATTGCAGGAGGCTGTTGTTAGTTTAGCTAGAGTAGAGGAAAGGCTTGTAACTGTGTTTAACCGACAGCAGTCGATCGAGCAAAAGGTTAACGCGATGGACTTAAAGTTGCAGCAAATTAGCCCATCAGTTAATTTCGGAGAAAGAGTTTTTTGGATTATAATCGTTGCCGGGGCAACAGTGATCGGGAGGATGCTATGAGTATTGTAAAGAAGATCGGAAAGTTTGCTAGAGGCCGTGTACAGGACCTTAGCGAGTCACAGGCTGGTATAGGGGTAATAGCCCTAGTCATGCTTATAATCGCTCTAGGAGCCGTATAATGCTTGGTATGGTTGCTTCTTTAATAGATCCTGTAAGTAATATCCTTGATAAGTTTATTCAGGATAAGGATTTAAAAGAAAAGCTATCGCATGATATTGCTACGATGGCTGAGAAGCACACGCAGCAACAGGTCATGGCACAGCTTGAGGTTAACAAGGCTGAAGCAGCGCATCGTAATATGTTTGTTGCTGGCTGGAGACCTGCCGTGGGCTGGGTTACTGTTGTAGGAATGGCAAGTAACTATATACTGATACCTATGGGTAACTTTGGCCTTGCGGTTGCTGAAAGTGACATAACTATACCGCTGCTACAGATGTCTGAAATGATGCCTGTATTACTCGGTATGCTTGGTCTAGGCGGTATGCGTACCGTTGAGAAGGTCAAGAGCGTGAGTCGTGAGCGATAATGTCGTAGAGCTACCTGTCATGTCGGTCGATAAGCTTGAGGAATTAGCTTATGAGGCCGACGGAGAGCTTGCAGATTGGCTTACCGGGCAGATGGAGCTCGGTATATCGCCCTATACACTTCTTGGAATTTTAACCCTCAACGCCAGTTGGCTGGCCTCAGTAGTGACAGAAGATGACGAGTCTAGCTGATCTTTTAAAAATACATGAAGGCTTTGAGAGCCACGCATATAAATGTAGTGCCAATAAGACAACCGTCGGTATAGGCCGTAATATCGATCCTGCCGGGGGTATAGGTATCACAGAGGCTGAGGCTTTATACCTGCTTAACAATGACATAGACAGGTGCCGCCTAGAGCTCGAAATTGCGTTTGATTTCTTCAAGGATCTGGACCCGGTAAGGTCTGATGCCTGTATAAATATGGTCTTTAATCTAGGGCTCCCAGTTTTTAAGACGTTTACGAATACTCTCAAATATCTCTCAGAAGGCAAGTGGGACAAGGCTGCTGATGCTGCTCTTGATTCTAAATGGGCTCAACAAGTAGGTCTCAGGGCTTTCCAAGTGAGTGAGATGATACGCACCGGCAAATATCCCTCTTAAATAAAAACGGCCTCCGAAGAGGCCGCGAATCAAAACAAACTATGTACGAATGTACTAGACTGTGTACAAGGCCTGAATTGACCCTAGAAATTAAATCATAGTCCCTTCCAAGCTTTTAGTCAACATAGTAAAAAAGATTTATCTAACTTTATTTGCAGTAAATATTCAGATGTGCTACAGTTGCTCCTCACTTAAAAAAAGGGGAAGTAATATGGAAATACAAACTGACTGCGAAGTAATGAAATTAAATTTTAATCCTGCTAAGTACAAAACGCAGGCAGGTGCAGCTAAGGCTTTTCACAAAGCTTTGTGTAAATTTGCTAAAGAAGTTTACGGTCAAGTTCCTGATGTGGAAATTCATCTTCACAGTCCAGAGCAAAGTAAAGAACGTGGTTACGGTCCTTCTTGGAGAGTTTCGTGGGAAGCTGGTCCTTTTGAGTGGGGTATATATGCCTCACAACAGGTTCTTAATTACGAGGCAGGTTGGTATACAGAGCCTTATTATTCTTTTGATGTGTGTTTTGCAAAATAGGAGGTAATTATGAAGCTAGGTCAGTTAAACGCACGCAAAGGGGAGCCCATGTTAGATAAGATACCTGCGGCTCAAGCCTTTAAGGATTATAAAGGAGGTCTAGGTCTGGAGGACAATCCTTATGAGCCCGGATCTGAAGATTACGACAAATACATGATAGCTATGGCTCATCATTGGAATAACGAATTCAAAGGGGGAATATAAATGTCAGTTAAAATACATGGTAAAGAATACAAACTGGTTGCTGAGAGGGTTCAAGAGTTCTTAGCACTCGGCAAGGAAGGGGGCCTTAATCAGTCTATTGAAACAGAAATTGTTATGTTCGAGGGCAATGATTGTATTATTAAGGCCACAATTAAGGTCATGGGAGAGGTTGTTGCTACCGGAATAGCGCATGAGGTTAGGGGGTCTACAAATATAAATCAAACTTCTCATGTCGAAAACTGCGAGACTTCAGCAATTGGCAGAGCTCTGGCGGCTTACGGACTAGCTGGTACTGAGTATGCAAGTGCTGATGAGGTTGTTAATGCTATAAATCAACAGTCTGAGC